TGTGGCATGGTTGTCTCGTTATGTGTGTTTAGTAATTACTAAACGAAATATACGACAAATGACCACGTTCGCACCACGGTACGTGCCGACCATGCCACGGGCACGCAGTTCCTCAGCAGCGGCCTGGGTGAAGTTACCTGCACCCGTTCCGATGATGTCAGAAACCGCATCCACCATGGCTGCGCGGCCAATAACCGTGATCGGGGCACGCCCCGCACCACTTGGCTTGATCGAATCCCCAACGTCACGGATTGCGTCGTTGAGTTCGGTGCTGGTCAGACCGGTCGACGCAACGTAGTACGGCGACACGTTCGGAATGGCAGCCTGGAGCAGGTTGAACATGCGCCGGTTGATCTCCGCGTCCATCCGCTGCTCGGCGAGGCCGACCAACGCTTCGATGGTTTCCGCGAAGCCCGCACGCAACTTGTCGTCGTGCTCCGAAACGTGGAACCCAATCGTGTCCCGAGGCAGCGTCCACCGCTCGGTCTTCAACTGGCTTTCCTCGATGTAGCCACCACGTGAGGTGTAGAACACCTTCAGGCCGCGCCGCTCAGTGAGTTCAACACTGTCGAACTCCCCTACCGTCGAGACCGGAAAGTAGGAACCGAACAGGTTTTCGAACTGGAAACCGTAGTCCAGCCGGGACGCGACAACCGCAGCAACCTCGCGGTGCCACTTCTCGTCTTCCCAGTTGGCGCGGGCCTCTTCGTTCAGAGCGGACTTCAGGCGCTCGTACTCTTCGACGGCTTCGCGGCTCGGACGCCCGAAGGGGTCCATCGACGCACGGGCCCGGATCAGGTCGTTTACCTTGGTCATGGAGTCACCCCTTTCAGAAGGTCAGAACTGCTTCGACGTATCCACCGGATACGTCCACCGACGTGAGAACCATCCAGTGCGGGATCGTCGTACCATCCGACTCCACCCACTTGGACCCGTCCCACCCGAGACGCTCACCCACAACCAAACCGGCTGCGGTGAACATGGTCACTGCTGAGATGACCCGGCCGTCGGCGCGGGTCTGCCCAGCGGTGTTCTTGAACCACACCTTGGTGCCGGTTCCGTAGGTGATGACCGAGAGGGAATCCGCTGGTGCTGTACCCATGTCGAACGAGTCGTAACCCATCACGTCGTAGGTGCCGCGTAGGAAGTTCTCCTCGTTGAGCAGCAGGCCGCTCTTCCCAGGAACTGGGGTCGCGTTGGTTGCCGACTGCTTCAGGTACCCAGCCGATGCCGGGTCGATCTCAACTGCGGTGCCAAGAAGAAGCGCGGAACCGACCGGAGTCTTGAACCGTCCTTCTGAATGGCGACCGGATTCGTCACTCCGGCGGAAGCCGAAGTTCAGGCCGTAATCGCTGGCCATAGTTGTCAGCCCTCCTTCGGAGCAATGTAGGAACGCATCAGGAACGAGCGGGCGTTGTCAGCGGACTCGGCACCCTTGGGGGTGACCTTGTCGCCTTCCATCGCCGTTTCGCGTGGTGGTGTACCGGTCTCGCCCTTGGGGGCGTGCTCGGCGGTGACCCGAAGATCGGCCACATACCCATCGAACGCTTCATCATCCATCGCGATGATGCGCTTCACCCTCGACTCGTCCTCGAAGAACTCGTCGGAGAGGTGACTCGCGGCCTCCCGAACCTTGGTGAGTCGCTCGTCCTTGCGGGCGAGGGCGGCCTTTTCGGCGTCGACCTGCGCGAGGTACTCCTCGTGCTTGGCTTCCGCCTCCTTGACCTTCAACTCAGCAGCCTCACGGGCTGCAACCTCAACATCGAGTTTGTTGGCAAGTTCGTCCTTCTCCTTGCCAAGCGTTTCGATTTGGGTCCTCAGATCGGCGGACTCACGAGCGACACGGTCTGCAACGATGGCGTAAGCCTCGTCTTCGGAGAACACCCGGTCTTTCGTTTGGGTGGCCTCGGCCATGTCTCGTCCTCCTCTTTCTCATAAGGGGCCGAGACATGCTCGACCTACTTAGTGTCGGTATCGGCAAAAAACGGCACAAATGGAGCCGTCGGGAACATTAGAACGCACGTTCCCACGTTTTCGGCTATCGACGCACTACACCGACCGCAATCAGAATGAAATGATCACCAGGATTATCCACAGCAAGGAATGACTCATAGTGTCCCGTTCGCGTAAGCAATGACCATGGCGACCATTTGCTCGGCATCAGCACGGTCGAGGCGGTCATCGAGATGGCTTCGTTCGGTGACTTCGGCGGCTTGCCGCATGACAGCGGCGTCCGCTTTCCCCCAACCGGGGCGGACTGGGGGGATGATCACAGCGCCGCCGAGGAATGTGGGTTGGTTGAATCGGCGCACCGACGACTTTTGGCGGAGGTGTCCGCAGACACTGGCGGTCTGACGCATGACCTCTTTGTAGGGGAAGGTTTCCCCGCATCCGGGTCGTCCTGGGGCGTCAATGCAGGTCACCGTGTCGGAAACGCATTCCATGGAGTACCACAAGGTGTTCGACGCGGACGCCTTTTCGATAACTTCCGCTTCGCGGGGGTAGATGAACTTCCACACCGCTGACATTGCCTTGATGTGGTTACCGACAGTGTCCGCGTGCTCACGGTAAACCATTTGGGAGTCGGTGAGGGTGCCGATGATGTGCTTCTCGTCGTGGAGCCAGTTCAGCGGCCCATTGGTGACGGTGGCCTGCGCCAACTCCAGGTCCTGGGTGGACCAGAACGCGTTGTTCCGGTTCGGGTTGTCCGCTTCCACGAACCGGCCCTGCATGTAGATGAAGTTCGGGTTCGCGGTGGATGCCTTCTCCCATTCGGCTTGCTTCTCGTCGCCTAGTACTGAGGCGGGGGCGGTCAGGTAGACCCCGGTGTCCGATTCGATGACGAAGTTCGCAGCCGGATCTTGCACATCAGTGACGAGAACGTCCGTTGTCGCGGAAGCCTCAACCTCAAGTGCACCTTCAGAGTAAAAAATGTTCGGCTTGAACTGCTCTTTCAGATCGCCGACCCGCATAGCCCTCACGCCTTCGCCGTTGATGGGTTGTTCGTAGGTGTTTTCGGCTTCACGCCACCTTGAACGGACTGCGGGGACTGCCCACCACCGAATGGTCGGCCGCCTTGCGCACCATCCATTTGGGGGCTAGAGAAGGGCACCTGGGAACCGAAAATGTTGTCCATGCCAGACTCTTCTTCGTTGAGTCGACGTTGAGCCTCGACCTCCTGGTCGAACCCGAAGAACTCCAGAATCGACTCGCGGGACAGTTCCCGCTGAGTCCGCAGCGACATGACCGCTTGCACCACCTGAGCATCGGAGTCGAGTTGAACGTTTCTTGGGACGAAAGCGAGGTTGGGTTCACCCTCGAACTTTCCGGCGTTAGCGGGATGGTCGACGGTGGCGCGGGCGATGCGCTTCTCCAACTCGCGCTTGATCATCAAACGGCGCGACTCCAACAGTCGGGCGACACCACGCGCCACCGTAAGAGTGGATTCGTTGCGTTGCCCGTTCGACGTGACTGTCAGTGAACCGAGAGCACGGTTGAGGATGCGGCGGTCCAACGTGTCGTACTTCTCCGACTGGAGAACATTATCCTGGGCGGGGGTGATGATTTCCACGCTGAGGCGGTGGTCGGAGATGATGACGGGGAGTTTCGCCAGGACTTGGAAGTTGTCGCGGAGGTTCTGCAACTCTGCGGGGGTTCCGGGGTCGTCCTTGTCACCTTTCTTGATGAGCAGGATGTAGTTCGCGGCGCCAACGAGCATGACCCGGTCCGCTTCCATCAACTGGGTTTTCAGGTCGAGGTGGGTGAACGTGCCTTTGAGGCGCACGTCGGGGAAGCGGCGGTAGTCGGGGCTGGTGACGGTGTGCCGGAATACGTTGTCGGGGTTCATTTCGATGAGGCGGCGGGGGTCGATGCCCATCGCTTGCAGCCCTTGGGCTTCGTCTTGGGAGGGTTCGTAGGGGGCGACGAAGAAGCGTTCCATGATGGGGTCGAAGCGGGTGCCGTCGAGGACGCGGCGGAAGGCGTCGATTTCTCCTCGGGTGGCTTGCCACGCCAACCGGTCTTGCTGGAACATGCCTGAGCCGATGGGGACGACACGCATGGGGTCCATGAAGGTGATGCCGGTGGGGCACCAAATGTTGTACTTCTTCTTCCGCTTCTGCCCGCGCTTGGGTTTGATGGGCCGGTTCGTCACCGGGTCGCGGGGCTCTTCGAACTGGTCGGGGGTGCCCATGGCGGGGTCGCCGGGGATTTTCACCAAGGGTTGTTCGGCTGGTGGGGCGTATCCGCGAACGGTGTATTCCTTTTGTCCCCACCACACGCCCATGACGACTTGGGAGTAGGTGAACTCTTCGCGCCACCAGGTGCGGACGACGCGGTCGAGGTCGAGGTCACGGCTGATCTGGTTGAACACGTCCGCGTCGTCGGTTTCTTCGGCTTCCCACTGGATGCCTTGGAAGGTGAGCGATTCGGTGACATCGGCGACCCCACCGATGATGTCGTCGTTTTCTACTGCGCGGCGGGCGATTTCCATTTGCCCGTAGGGGTTGTCGGGGGCAATGTAGGAGGACCGATCGAACATGGACAGTTTTTGCCGGGATGCTCTTTGGCTTTCAATCCATTTTGATATTTCTCGACCGATCTTTTCTACACCACCAATGATGACCCGGTCATCAACCCCGGAACTGTTGACCCATCCAACGTTCGATGACTCATCAAGAGTCTTCACTTCCATGTTCTCAACAGTCATCGGGAATGTTCCAAATCTCTTAGCGTGATAGTTCTATGTCTTGGCGATGAATTTCAACAAGCCGAGAGGCAGTCTTGAACTGCCGGTCAATCTCCGTGATGAACCGGTCCACCTGCTGGGTCCGCACCTTGGTGTACTGCCGGTCCAGCGACTCCACCCGGTGCAACAGAACCGCCATTTCGGTCAGTCGCGCCCCATACGCCGAACACTCCCGCATCACCTGATCCGGATGCTTGATGTGGAACTGCCGGATCGCGGCGGCGATCCCATCCAGTTCAGCCTGAATCTCATCGCGAGTCCCGAGACGACCGGGTGACGCAAGTGGCGCCATCACCGTATCCGCGAGAACGGGCGTTAGTACAGAAATCACGCACTCGTGGTCCCCGTCGTAGATGTCGCCGCACTCCGGGCACGCCGTCGGCGTGAACGCGCCAACCATCTCCGAACTCGGCATGATCCCTCCTTCTGCTCAAATCATCGGCATTTTGCCCCCAGGAACTTCATTTTCCTCGCTTTTAGGCGTCAACGGGCGTTCCCACGCCGGACAGGGGAGTACTGGACAACACCAGATGGAACAATTCCTACCCGACGAACAGGTCCAGGGTGGGTTCGGTGCGGCGGGGCCGCTTGATGGCGTCCTCGATCATTTGCAGGTTCCGGCCCGCGATCATCATCTTCGCCGCATCCAACGTGTTCCCCGTCCAGTACACCGTGCCGTTACGGCGAGCCAGCCAGGTTCCGTCTTCCGTGCTGGGGCACCAGACTTTGCCTTCAAACGGAACCACTTTCATGCGGTTCGCGGGACGAACATGGACGTTGGACAAAATGTGAGTAGTGACCGAAACCCCAGATCGTGAAGTGTCACGGGCATACACTTTCGTAGAGAAGCCCAACCCGGCCAAGACCAACGCAAACTCCAATGACCGGTTTTGCGCCTCCTCCCGAAGGTGCCGGAACGCCCTACGGTGACCCGGTGCATGATTGCCGTCACCCATCTCCGAAACGTTCAAGTACAAATCCATCTGCGCCCTCGTCAGGCACCGCAAAAAATCAGTCGTGGGTATGCGACCTGGCGCCACTGCCCGAAGCAAATCCCTGATCGGCTGACGCATGACAAACCGGGCCACGTCGCCTTGACGTGACTCATGCCACAAGCCCTCGTAAGTGTGTGCCCCATAGGTCTCCACTAGGCGACTACCCGGACCCGACAGGGCACGACCGGACAAGCCGAACTCGGTGGTCAAAGCCGCCCGGATGCGCTGCACGTGGTGAGGGTGAGCCCTGTATGACTGGGTGATGTTGCAGTTCGATTCGCTGGCGTTACCTTCCGTCCAGTACCAGGCCACCAGTTCAACGAAAGCGTCCGACCATTTCGTCTCGGTGGGGAACTCACCATGGGGCGCTGCGATTGGCACGCTCGACCCGTGCGAAAGTTCATCGCTGGTTCTGATGTGGAGATCGCCATGCTCGTGTGTCCGTACATGGTAGGTGCGGACTGGCCAACGATGATTGCCGGTCGTCAATGAAGAATGAAAGTTTCCCTCAGCGGAAAACATCCGTTCCGGCCCGTCAAAAACGGAAAGCCGTTGAATGTCAGACCACCGAGACAATCCGCTACCCATTTCCAATGTGAGAACGGGCGTTCCTACATCCACTTGGTCGCGCGTGCACCAACCGTCAGCAGTCAGGATTTCAGTTTGCTCATCGACGCAGTGGAAGGAACCACCGGAGTACCGCTTCTTCACCCCAGCGGCTGAGCCTTCGTCGCGGACGTACTCGATCTCCTGGCCCTGGAACTCAGTGAGGACTTCCTGGTCGTGGGGGAGTTCGAAGCGGGGTGGGCGAGAATCCACCAGTTTGCGGAGTTCGTCGGTGGAGAAGTCGACCACGTTCTTCTCGATGACGGCGTCCTCGGGGCGTTCCCGCCGTTCCAGGGGACGGTCGTCGAACTCGACGGCGACTTTGGAGGAGAAGTTGTAGCCCTTGATCCGGCGGGCGATGTGGTCGGGGGTGTTCCGGGTCACTTCCCCACCGAGCATCTGCCACAGCGGTAACCCGTTCCCGGTTTTGTCCAACGCGATGCAGCGGAGCCGTTCCCCGTAGTAGTCGAAGACGGCGCGGACGGCGTCGGCTTGGTCTTCAGCGGAGATACGCATCATGTGGATACGGGCCAGTAACCGCAGCAGTGAGTCTTGGCCCTTCTTCCGCGCCACCTCCCCGAAGATCAACAGTTCGGAGGGGTCACGGGTGTACCCCACATCCATGCCGCCCCAGAAGGAGGAGTACTCCCGGTCGAGGTGGTTACCGGGGAACTGGAGGAAGTGGTGGATGGACCCGGTGTTCCGTAGTAACTCGTCGTTGATTTTCGTTTTGGAGTAAATGTCTTCGTTGTATTCCGTCGCCCACGGTGATTCGTTGATCCGGACGCACTGCATCAACCGGGCGAGGACGAACACCGGGTTGGAGGCGTCACCGTGTTCACCGTAAATGTTGCGGCGGTAGTCGACGTTGTCTTCGGTGCCGCCGTACACCGCAATTTTCGCTTTGCGTTCCTTGTCGGACCAGGATTCGCGGTGCATCGCCATGAACCGGTGCACATAGAACGGAATGTCGGGGTCTAACCCCATGGTGTATTTGTAGTACCGGTCCCGGACCCCACGGGACACCCCGTGGCATCGCCATTGCGCACCGGGGGTGGCGGACTTCATCGTTTCGATCAGTTCGACCCAACCGGGGTCGGGGAAGTCCTGCATCTCGTCGGCTTCGAGGACGAGGGGGTGCATTCCTTTGACGCCGCGCCCGTCGCGGTTGGGGAGCCGGGAGATGATGCGGGCATTGTTGATGAAGCGGACCTGGAACTGGGGTTGGTGGTTGATACCGTTCCCGCGTTGGGAGGGGAGCATTTCGCGGGTGAGCCGGTTGGCGTAGATCATGTTTTCGATTTTGTCGGTCAACGGGCGCAGGTGGTTCAGTTCTGGTGCGGTGATGAGCATTTCCGCGCCGGGGTAGTTGAACACGAACGCGAACGCGCGCATCTGAATGCCCATGGATTTGCCGAGAGAACGTCCGGCTTGGTCGATTTGGTAGATGGACTCGTTGTGGTACCAGGCCCATTGGAAGTCCCACACCCGGAAGCATCGGTCTTCTTTTTCTTCGTCAACCCAGAGGAACTCGGCGAGTTCGATGCCGGAGGGGTCGTCGAAGATGGCGGCGAGGTATTTCTCTTCCTCGGTGAGTTGGGGTACCGCACTCATTTCAGTTCCTGAAGTCTTTTCACCAAACCGATAGTGAAGTTCGGTTTCGCTGAGAAAACTTCTTCGAACATGCTGAAAATGTACAGGGTGCGGTACTCGAAGAAAAAGAACGGGGAAACTTTCCCCGCTCTTGCGATCAGTTCCAACGTTCGCATGGACCCTTGGATGTCGTGCGGGTTGATGATTTTCCGTTCACCGTTCATCAACCGGATCAGTGACCAGTAGTGCATGGGAATCTTCTTGGAGAAACCGCGAATGGACTGGGTGCCAATCAGGTCTTGCATCGCTTTCCCGAACGGTTCGGTGGAGTAGCGGGGGGTGACCATTCCCCATAGTTCGTCGAGGCTGCCGTTGGTGTGTTTCGGTCGGCGACCGGACTTCTTCACAATCGCTTCGTGTGCTTTGGTGATGACGAAAATGTCACCGAGGATGGAGTGCATCACATCCGGTTGCTCGTCGAAGAACGCAACCCAATCCGATTCTGTCAACTTGGTGGTTGATGGGTAAATTTCCTTAGCGCGTTCCCAGTCAGCCGCGTTAGTCAAAGCGTCACCTCAACGAGGGAAGCACTCTCGTTCATAGCGTCCCAACCCACATTCGCTGTTCGTGTTCCCGGAAGTAGGCGTCGACTTCGTCGTACTCGGCACGCATGTATCCCTCGATCCAGTCGAGGATTTGTTCAGCGTTCTCAATGTCCAGTTTTTGGCGTTCGTTCTCGGTGGATCGGCGATACGAACCAACCAGAGAGAACAACTGGTTGATCAGGTCGAGGGCGCGGGTCAGTTGCTTTTCACGGCGAACACCGTGCGCTTTAGCGGCTTGCTGCAACTTGATGATGTACGCCCCAACCGATTCGAACTGGTCCTTCTCCCGTTGCGACTTCGTCAACCCGAGGTCGTTTTGGATGGTGGA